GAAGATACCACGTTCACCTGAGCCTGACTCAACCAAGGATGTCCACTCACGCATGAATGACGGAGCATCTGGCTTCTCTGTATAAGAGACTGAGTTGTTTGCCAAGGCACGTTGAGGATTGTTCTCCCACCATGCACCTGACTTAGCATGACGCATACGATCATCTGACAGGTTAGACAGAGAGATCATAGCACTGCGGCGTACACCACCAACAACAACTACCTCCCCAATCTTACACATCAAGTCATGACATTCTACAGATGACAGCTTACGTCCCTCTGCTGCACGGAATGTGTTGACCGCAAAGTTAAACAGATCAATCAAAGGTGCTGGACCAGAGGCACGACCACCGAATGTCTTCAAACGGGCACCAGCCGGACGAACCTTAGACACATCCCACTTAGGGATTTCACCACTGTAGAGGAGTGCAATAACTTGACGGAGAGCCTTAGCCCAACCTTCCTTACTATCCTTAACGACAATGACAGACTCACTCTCGAAGAGTTGCGGCACTTCTGGGAGCTTGCTGATGAACTGTCTCTCGACACTGAACCCGACACCAGTACCACAGAGAAGAATGAACATAGCCTCATCGAAGGCTTTAAGGTCATCTACGGGTAGGTACGAACAGTTGTACATACAAGTGTTGTCACGAGAAGCAGCTGGTCCTGCTGTCATGAGTGACCGCATAGATGGCATCACCTCAAGGTTAAGGATAGCCTCCTCGATGTCGTTGATGTAGGTGTTATCACCAGCAACAGGACGTACAATGTTGTCCATGTAACGAGAGACTGTCTCACCCCAGTTCTCACGGCGTCCTTCTTTGTCAAGCCAACGTGCATACCGTGAGGTAGCAATGAAGGTCTGGTAGTCTGTTGGTAGTAGGTTGCTCATTCGCCTCGTCCTCGCATTGTTTTGTCTTCTTCTAACCATACCATGCGGTCAATATCACCACGGTTAAGACCAATATCTTTAAGCTGTCTGTCTGAAAGCGTGTTAAGATGCTTGATAGCTTGACGGTGTTCTGACCACATCACTGAGTACCTCAAGAACCTCACAAAGATATTGTTTAGCCATTTCTTTTTCATCGATTATCCCCTGATCCTTTAATCGTACCACGTTTAGCACGATCATTCAACTTGTCCATGTTTGTTTGCATAACCTCTGAGAGATTACTGTAGAAGTAATTGGACAATGCTGTAGCATAGAACACCACATCCCCTAGCTCCTTGATGATCTCCTTCTGACTGATCTTTCCGTCATCTCTGAGATACTTCTTGATCTTCTCAGCTACCTCACCAGCCTCACCTACTAGACCAAGAGTGTTCTCAATCAAACGGGTGTCACCTTCCGTTACGATCTTATCTTCCACCCAATAGGAATAGTCAATAGGTGTAACGTCTACAATCTTGAATGCGTCGATGTCTTCTTGTGTAATCATTCGTAGTCCTCTATCTTTGTTGTGAAACCGTGGTCAATATCTGACAAGGCTCCAAGGTTGTCAACTATTTCATCTGCAAATGCTTGGACAAACATGTAAGGTGTGATACCCACAGCATCTGCTATCTCCTCAATACTGAACCGTTCAATAATGCGGGTAGTCAAATCGTCATTCATTTAACCATTCCTCTGGTATCTCCTTGTCTGCGTAAAGAAACCCATGCTTGTCACACCAATCACCGTATGAAGACTTAGCCCCCTTGTTCAACTTGGCACGACTGTTACTGAAGACGAACCTGATGTCATGTTCTGTCCCGTATTGTCGTTTAATTTCAAGGTGTTTACGTCTATCGGCAGCTGTGAAGCGCCCCTTGGTTTCTATTATGATGCCGTTGTGAAGAACAAAGTCTGGTGTGTACGTCCTGATCTTGAAGTCTTCCCACTTGATCTTGGTCTCTTCGTAGGTGTACTTGACCTTCTTCTTCTTTAACATCTTAGCTGTTTGTACCTCAAGGTCAGACCTATACCCAGCCTTGAGTGCTCGTTGTCGGGTAGTTAACTTCTTAGGCAACGTCTATCTCCGCAACCCTTGGTTCCTTTACCACCTTGGTAAGGTACAGGGGAAACGGCATAGCTGCATACTTGTACCCTTTGAGACCCTCTCCATTGTTTGCATCTTTCCAACACTCCTTCTTGAAGTCACAGAAAACACAACCGATAGCCAGCTTCTCGTTACCTGTCTTGTAGTCGAACTCAGCTTCGTAACACCGTTCAGGTGGTGTGTCAGAGGCTAAGACTTCTATCAATTCAGTGACACGTTCTTGTGTGTCAGGTAGTAAGTCCTCAGATGGCTGGTACAACACGAGTGAACCATCTACCTTATTCATCGCCCAGAAAGCTACACCCTTGTTGTCAGGTACAGCCTCACTGTAGGCAGAGATTTGCTGCATGTATCCGAATGGATCATCAACAGCTAGGCTTGCCTGAGAGAACTTCTTGAAGGCTGAAGGGGAGGCAGACTTTACATCAACTACATGACCATCAATTACTGCGTCCATGTGTCCTGTAATGCCTGCAACCTTCACCCTCTCTTGCTCATGTGTCACACTGTGACCTGATAGTTTAGCAAGAGTAAGTAGTATCTCCTCGATGATGTCCCCGTACAGAAACTTGAGTAGCTTATCGCCAGTCATAGTCTCACGGATGTGTCCCTTACTGTCATACCATAGTTGACGAGCAGGCTTACCGATTGCTGACAGGCGGAGTGTCGATCCCTTTCCTGTACGGGGTTTTAAACGAGAACGGAGCAAGTCCTTGAGGCTGTCACCAAAGGTATCGATAACCTTCTCGTTTTCCTCTGTCGATGTGTAACCATCAGTAAGTACAGCATAGACATCTTCGATCAGGCTATCAATATCTTTAGTCATTCTTTACACCTCAAATGGAATGGACATCTCTTCCTCTGGTACTGCATCCACTGCCGTGTTAACAGCATTAGACTTGATAACAGCAGATGATTGCTCAAAGTCTACTAGCTCCATGACTTGACAGAAGTCAAAGTACATCTCCTTAGTCTCTTGCTCCATGTGAGACAGGTGACCCAGCTTAATGATGTTACCGTACTGGCTGTTACCAATAGATACAAACATGTTTACCTTTGAACCATTGCCCACTAAGGACTCTGATGGGTTACCGTTCTTATCGTAGACCTCGCCGTAACGTGTCCAACCACCACGTGTCGTGTGGTCAAGACCAATCTGAATGAATCGAGCACCATCGAAGGTAGTATCCTTACCTTCTTTGACTGTCTTATTCAACTTGAAGTCACTCATAAGACGTTCAAGCTGGTCATTCATCTTGATTGCTACAGTGAACTCTGTCTCTGTATCTGACTTGTACTTGAGTGCTGGCTCCTGTAGTTTAGCCCAGCAAACTTCAACATCTTTGAGTACGATTTTTTTATCAGCCATTTATTTCTCCTTTGGCGTTAGTCTGTTTGATTATAATACACTGTCACAACGTATATGTCAATGAGTTTCTAACCAGTTCTTACCTATTTTTGCTTCACCATCTAAAGGACAGGTCAGCTTGAAGAACTTACCAGCATCTACAATAGACTGGACTTGTATCTCTCCTAGTCTGTGAGCTTGGTGTTCGTCAACCTCTGTTTGCCATTCATCGTGTACCCATGCACATTGCTTAAAGTTAATGCCTTCCTTCTTTGCTTTGCTGTACCATAGTAGATTTGCAAGGCGCATGATGACTGTCTCCCCACCCTGTAGATAAACAGACAGGGCAAGGTGTTCACTACCGATAGACAGGATGCGTCCGTCAAGACCTTTCATCCAACCCATACTAGCAGCACGAGCAGCCTCACTCTTTAATCTCTTGAGTGTAGGCAATGCCTCGTAGAAGTTTTGCATAGACTTGTTTGCTTGTGCTCCATTGCAACCAAGTATCTCTGCAATCTTACCAACACCTGCCCCTAGTAGGAAGGCGTAGATAAATGTCTTAGCTGTGGGCCTGTCCTTACAGAACTTACCCAACGCATTCATGTTAAACGTGTGGATGTCTCCATCAATAACCTGTTCTGTATATACAGGATCGTTCATGTAATGTGCAAGCACTCGTAACTGGATGCCTGCTGCATCCGTACCTACGAGCAACTTACCCTCAGGTACAGTGAAAGCCTGCCGACACTCAGCTGCGTACATGCCCTCCATCTTCCACAGGATACCATCCTTACCGTGAGGTACAGATGGAATGTTTGCCATGTTAGGGCCACGATGTGCAGCACGGTGTGTCACAGCACCCGGTGTGATGACCTGTCCGTGTACCCTACCATCACCCTGTGATCCTTGTAACCACTCAGAGGCCAGCTTCCAACGTGTCTCCAGCACCTTCCACTTCTTGAGACCCTTAACTGCCTGAGGTGCAGTGTCAGGTATAGTGGCTAAATTTTCTGGGCAAATTTTATAACTGTCACCACCCTTAGTCTTGACTGTCGGCTTCCAACCAAGACGATTAAGCCTCTTGTTAATCTGAGGTTGAGATGCAAGGTTGAACTCTTCCCACATGATCTTGGTGTAGTCACCCTGTACATTGCAGCCCTCCAAGAGTTGATTGGCAAAGATGCTACCGTCTTTCTTGTACTTGAGGCTGACCTCTTTGACTGGTACAGCAATAGGAACCATGAACTCTTTGATGTCTCTCTCAATACGAGTGGTCTCAGCTAGACAGGTGGTGTATATTTCCTGTGCTAGATCAGTGTCAAGTAGAAATCCATTAGCCTCTTGCTCACACATGATTGCGTGGACCTGATGCTCAAGATCAATACTTGCTTGACTGAACTTAGAACCTTCCTTCAGTAGCTCCTGATATACTAGCTCAGTGACCTTAACATCTTGCTTGCAGTAATCTTTCATCTCTTCTGAGTACTGAGACCAGTCATTGAACTCACCCTTGTACTCATCAAGACGTATGCCCCATGACTTGAGACTGTGACCACCCTTACGCATAGGATTAAACAGACGAGACAGTACAAGGGTATCTACTTGTTTAGACAGAGGAATCTTGTAGCCCCACAAGTTTTCTACTACCTTGCAGTCAAAGCCTGTACCGTTGTGAGCTATCCACTTGGATACCTTGGGAGCAAACTTAGCAAAGGCCTTGGGACCACGGATAATGTAGTTACCCTTGACCCCTAACTCCTTGGCTACCATGACATGAATGACTGTAGGGTTCAAGCCATCTGTCTCTATGTCGAACACTACCTCCATGTCCTATCCTCCGTAACTTGTAAGTCTACCTGTGTGGCGTGAGTAAAGCAAGCTATCTGCTACACCTGTCTCGCCTGTGAATCTGTTCTTGATGACCCGTACCTTTGTGGTGTTACGTTCCAACTCATCCTCTGCCTGTGTGTTTCTCTCTAATGCAATGATGATGTTGGACAGCTGACCGATACCTGCCGTGCCTCGGATGTCCTGTAGGTTGATAGTGCCGCCCTCCTCTGGTGGCTTACGGTTCTTGTCTCTGTTAAGATGAGAAACCATAAGTAAACAGATGTCAAGCTCTACTGTCAATGTCTTGAGCTTGGTGGCAATCTCATCCAATGCCTTGCGTTCATCCTTGGCGTGGTCACTCACGACAATACTGATGTGGTCAAGTATGATGTACTTACAGTCACATGACCGTGCTAGATAACGAACCATGCTAACAATACGTTCAACAGTATTACTGCCGAAACTGTCATACAGATAGACACGATTGCTTCCAAGAGTGGCCTGATACGCATTATCAAATTCTTCCTTTGTGTATTCGGTATCGGGTAGATGTAACATCTTATCTGCGTGAAGGGACATCATGCCTAAGCCTGTGTCACGTACTGGCTCCTCCAAGAACAGTGTACCCACGTTTCCTTTGTCTTGTGTGATTAGGCTATACAGTATCTCTCGCATAACCTGTGTCTTACCGACACCAGTACCAGCCACAAAGGTAATCAACTCTCCAGTGCGTAGACCTTTGGTCATGTCATTGAGACCATCGAAAGGATACGGCACACAGTCGTAGCTTGGTGGTGTGCTCACTAGATCATACAGTTCCACACCGGATACGATACCATCCGGGGTAAAGGGACCAGCCTTCTTGTGACTGTCGATGAACTCACGTTCACGACCTCTAAGTATGAAGTCGTTAGGATCATTGAGCACCATCTTGACTAGACGTACCTTACGTGGATCAAATAACTCAGCAACAGCTACTGCTGCATCCTGACCTGCCTTGTCACTGTCGAAGCAGATGTTGATACGTTCAAAGCTATCAAGCCACTCATAGTTTCTTTTACAATCCTTGACTGCACCTGATGCACCATTGATTACTGAAACACATGGCTCAGACATGAACAGAATTTGGTACGCAGCCATTGCGTCGAACTCACCCTCTGTTATGGTGACTGACTTACCACCCTTAGAGAATGCTGACTGCCCGAATAGGTCAGCCTGTGCGTTACCATTGAACTTGAATGTCTTCTCCTCTAAGCCACGTTGCTTGTATCCTGTGGGTTTACCGTTCAAGGTGTAGATCAGACTGACATGACCATTAGAGGTGAGTGCCTTGTACTTCTCAGCAACGGCCTTAGTTAGGCCACGACTAGGGATAGCTGCCGCTGTACCAGAGACAGGTGGTAGAGGTTTTACTGTAGTCAGCTGTGGCTGCATAGGTTCATCCTCCTCGGGGAATGTTTTTGTTTTACATACATAGCAGTATGCGCCATCATCGTGAGGATAAACACCATCACTACTCCCGCAACTTTGGCATGGCTGGTGTTTCCTGTGTTCGTATTCCATCGAATAGTTCAATTTCTTCTGCCTCCTTGATCTTTGCTACACACTTGGGACATGGTGACCAGTCCTGAGTTTTCTCTTCCCAATATATCTCTGTCCCTTGTGTCATAGCATTACATATATAACAACGCATGTCTAGTCCTCTTCTTGTTTACCATAGAATAATCGCATAAAGATTAACTTAATTGCAATGTAGGGCCAGACAGCTGAGGTGTAGAAGTAACCTCTTTCCTCGCCATCATTAGGTGTGAAGGCCTCGTAGAAAAACAGTACACCTAGAAGGTACATTGTCACAGCCCCGTAAAGAAATTCCATTGTCAATTCATACTCCTCTTTCTATTCTGGTATGTACCCTCAGCCTGATGTAAAGATGCTAGGATGTCAAGCAGTTGTTGATACTTGACACATATAATATCTTCATCATCATCTGTATCTGCATCTAGCTCTGTCTGTGCTAGAAAAACTGTCCCATCATCTGTAATGTACAGGTGCAGATCGTCATGCTCTCCTGTTTCATCCATTGATACAACCTTAACGTGGTCAAACTCAAACTCTATGGTAAACACTACAGTTTCTCCTTTCCTTCCAGTTGATTAATACGCATCTCAGCATAACGGATTACTTTCTGGAGATCAAGTATCTCACTGGCATCCTTTGTCTTACCTGAGTATGAC